ATTTACTCTTCCATTGGTAGCCAATTGATTATTTGTTATTTCCATTATATTATATATTAAATACAAAATATTTTTTATTTATATTTTTATTTTATAATGTAAATGTATAATATGGGTCCTTTTCAAAAAATAGTTATTTTATTCTTTATTCTTCTTTTAATTATAATATTATTCATTCTTGGATTTACACTTTCAAGTAAACAAAATAAAACATGGCCTCCGATTGTTGCTGATTGTCCTGATTATTGGTTAGACGCAAATGGTGACGGTTCTAAATGTCAAAATGTGAAACGTTTAGGAACTTGTTACAATGATATGGATTTTCCAAAGGATTTACCTACGGTATGTAATAAATATACATGGGCAAAAGGATGTGGAGTCACTTGGGACGGTATTACAAATTTAGCAAGTGATCCATGTATCTCTTAATAAAAAAGTAAAAAAGAAAAGAAAAGTAAAAAAGAAAAGTAAAAAAGAAAAGAAAAGTAAAAAAGAAAAATAAAAATATACACGGTCTATAATAATGAATACTGAAGAAAAAGAAAAACAATATTTATTATTAGTTCTTAAATTACCAGAAGACATACAAAAATACATTAAACAATTTCTACCATTAAAAACACTGGTATGGCTAGATAAAAAAACATATGTAAAGAACCATTATATCATTACAAAATCTATCAAACGCTATGATAGTTATATTCGCGACATTATTCGGAATGATAATCACTTTGTATTTTTACAAGTGATGAGAGAAAAATTCAAATTGTGGAATGTGAATAAAAAGTATTTTTATAAAAAAATAATTTATAAGAATTTCATTTATTTTTTAATTAATTTGTGTAATGTACATGAATCCACCAATTGTAAAAATATCGTTACACAAATGTTAAATGAGTAAAATAAGTATAAAAAGAATATGTATAAAAATATAATGGATGAATTAGACATAAATAAATATTTAAACAGAGAACATGAAGTGAGAAAAATGAAAGATATTTTGAAAGGATTCGAATCAAACAAACAAAATCCGCTCTTTAAAAAGGGGATTTATGTCTATGGCGAGCCGGGTACCGGTAAAACCCAATTTGTCATGGATATTTTGAAGGGTATGGATTACGATGTGATTCGGTATAATGCCGGGGACATTCGTAACAAGGCAATCATTGATACGATTACAAATCACAACATGTCTGATCGCAATATCATGAGCATGTTTAAAAAAAAGGTGAAAAAAATAGTGATTGTCATGGACGAAATCGACGGCATGAATAGTGGTGACAAAGGGGGGATTAATAGTCTCATTAAATTAATCAGACCGAAAAAGACCAAAAAACAGAAATTGGAAGAATACACGAATAATCCGATTATTTGTATTGGGAATTACCATATTGATAAGAAAATCAAAGACTTGATGAAGGTTTGTAACACCATAGAACTCAAAATACCTACCAAAAGACAAATTATTGAAATTATCAAGATGATTATGCCTTATATAAATGAAGACATGAGAGAACAAATACATCAGTTTGTACAATATGATTTACGCAAATTAAATACTATTTCCGAAATTTACAAGAAAAACCAGAATGTTTTGAAGGGGGATTTAATTAAAAATATTTTTCATACCAAATCGTATAATGATGACACGAAAAAAATAACGCATAAATTGATCAATAACCATTATTCATTGAGTGATCATAATGTTCTTATGAATGACACGGATCGTACGATTGTTGCGCTTTTGTGGCATGAAAATATTATTGATGTTTTGGACAAGATGGATAAAGAAATTTCGGTACCGGTTTACATTAAGTTGCTTGATAACATGTGTTTCGCAGATTATATTGATCGTATTACTTTTCAAAAACAGATTTGGCAATTCAATGAAATGAGTTCTCTCATCAAGACATTTAAGAATAATAAATTGTTTCATGAAAATGTAGATGTTTTGAATAATAAAGACTTGAAATACAATCCGGGGGAGGTGCGTTTTACAAAAGTGCTCACCAAGTATTCAACCGAATACAATAATTTGTTGTTTATACAGAATTTATGTCAGCAACTTGGAATGGATAAAAAGGATATTTTTTCTTTTTTCATGGATATAAGAGAGAAATATGATGATGTCGAAATTTTGAATTTATTTGAAAATTATGAAATATCAAAATTGGATATCAATCGTATTTATAGGTATTTAGACAAATTTACCAATGAAAACGCGGAGGGAATTGAAGATGATGTCGTGGTTGACGATGAAAATATATGTGAAGAAATCAATTGCGAATAATTTTATGTTTATGAATAAATATTTTACAATATACATTATGTCGAATATATCACGAATAAGTAAAAATAAAATATTTATTTAATATATGAATTCTACAGAAAATAGTTATCAAAATGAGAAAAAAGATATAGATGCTCTTACATCTGATTTTGCAGATATTCGAAAACAAATTCAAGAATTACAAATAAAAATACGAGAAAGAAAGGGGAATATGGCTGTAGAAGAAACAACAACTATTCCTTCAAGTCTTCAAAAACAACCTGTTGTTGTTCCTCCACTTAATTTGAAAGAAGTGAATCCAGGTAATAAAAAGAATGTTGTTGATAGTAGAATTTTATTAAATAGTGCGAGAGAAAAGTTTAAAAACTTTGATCCAGAAAGAAATGTTTTTGACAAAAATGATCTTCATTTATTAGCGAATATAGTTGCAAATAGACACGACGAAGTTCAAGATTATTTAACCCTAGATCAAAAAAAAAAAATTAAAGGTTTTGCGGAGTCAAGATTAAAGTTTTTAAATAAAAATCCTAAGGTAAACCAAAGTGAAATTGATTTTTTAAAAGATGCCTTACACGGTGAATATCAAGAATATAAACATCGGGATGATGTTATACCATTTTCTCCTGTACCAACGGATGGTTCTATATCTGTTTCTCCTTTACCAACTCCAAAGTCTAGATCGAATTCTCCTATGTCAACGGGTCGTTCTACATCTAGTTCTCCTAGTTCAACACCTCGTCGGCAAGTAAGAGAAGCTTGGAAAGGTGGAAAAAAAACAAGAAAGAGAAAACAACGCATAACAAAACGTCGCAGAACAAATAAAAAATCGCATAAAAAATAAAAATCGCATAAAAAAAGGCACTAAAAACCGGGATCGTCCCAGGAATGATATAATCCTCCCGCTTCTATATTCGTAATATACTTGCTTTTCTCATACAAAAAATTATATTCTTCGATTGCCTGTAATTTACACGGATCGATATGTTTGTTGCTTTCCAACATTTTCAATAACTTCATTTGATAACTAAATTTCGCCAATTTTTCCATTTGTCTTTGATATTCTGTATCCTCATGTGTGTTTATTGAATATTTTTCGTCCAACCCAGTACCTTTAAAATGGTATTTATAGCTTAAACTCTTTTTATCAGGATTGGTATTGAGAATCACGCTTTCTCGCGATTGTGTTTCTTCATTTCCTTGTATTTTTGAATTTGGATCTACACAGTAATATGTAACGACTGTTTTTGGTATATGTAACAAATGAAAACTCTTGTATAATGGTGTACCTATAGCTAATAAAAATAATATAATAATTCTCATATTATATTATTGGTTTATATATTTTTATATCCTTATTTTTATTATTTTTTTTCATTTTTGTTTCATTTTTGTTTCATTTTTGTTTCATTTTCGCGTCATTATACTTACTATACCAACGTTCTTTGTCAGCCGCATCAATCTGCATATAAAAATGTCTTTCATATTGCTCTGGATTTTCAAAAAACAATACAACTGACTCATTACCCGTCTCACTAGTAGAAACACATGTCTTGTAAAATAAATCTTCCTTTACTGTCCCTACCCTATATCCATAATAATATTCACCGCTAATCGCATTTCGAATATTTGTTCCTAATTCTCCGCTTGCGTATACATCTACATTCACCTTGTTATTATTTACCTTTCTTTTTAAAGAATAAAAACCTTTTTTAGTGGTGGAAACCATGAATTTTTTAACAATATTGTTATTCACGATTTGAGATTCGGGATTTAAAGGGTGAAACATATCTTCTTCGTAAAGCATTCTTTCTTTTGCGACTTGATGTATATTACTACAGCATTGTATTTATATTGATTTTATTGTTATTTATTATTTTGTATTTTTATTTTCTGCTATTTGGCAGCGGCTTTCATTTCTTGGATTCTGTTCGATATTAAATCCTTTATTTTCTTTTCTAAATAATCGATTTTTTCCTTTAATTCCCTATTTTCTCTCATAAACTCCATTATTAAAGCTGTTTGTTCTTGAAATTTACTAGAATAATCAATATTTTTACTATTATTCACAATGGAATTCATTCTTTGCGTTGATTCATCTTGTTCTTTTTTGTGCTGTTCTATTATTTTCTCTCGTCGTTCTTTAATTTCTGTCATTTGTTTCAAAACATCGGGTTTATGTTTGGGATTTCCAGGTTCATACTTTTCAAGAAATTCGTCGATGGTTACCATGATGAAATGTTTAATACTCGCGTCTTTTACAAAATCATCCACTGTTTTATCAGAAAGTTTAATAAATCTGTCTTTGTCTTTGTTTTGTAACAAGATTTTTTTATCAAAAGAATTATGATTATGAGAGAAAACCAAAATACTTTTCATGGGATCTAACTGGACAAAGGGTATCGTATAGTTTTTCAAAAATTGTTTTTCCTCTGCTAAACATGCGTCATTATCATATTGGGTTTGTTTTAATAGTTCTCTACGAAAAGCAAAAGTCGCAGCGGTGGAATGTTTCTCTCCATAGGGTCCAAACTGATACATTTCATTGATGTGTTTAAAATATATATACATTTCACTTGAACCCGCACATAAAGCCTGAGGATTTTGTAATAAAGTCTCAACCGCATGTGATATTCTTTCAGGCGGATAATAATCGTCGTCGTCCATGTAAATAATAATCTCACCCTTACATTTTTCATGCATGACATTTCTTTTTTTCCCGAGTGTCATCTTTTCATTGTAGCCAAAGTATTTCACCTGAGGTATATTCGAAACGAGATCATATATTTTATCGGTACCATCATCAATAATAACCCATTCAATGCGATCCTTGGGGTATGTTTGACTTAAAAAACAACTCATCATCATGGGAATAAACGGGCGGCGATTAAAAGTTGGCGTACACACACTTACAAAAGGTACATTTACCAGATTTTGCATTGATTAATATAAGTAATTAAAAATTATTTATATTATAATTTATAGTATTTCTTTTTCAATTCAAATACAAATCTAAAAAGAAAAAGAAATCTAAGAAGCTCCCAGCGAGGATTGAACTCGCGACCTTACGCTTACTAAGCGCACGCTATAACCACTAAGCCATGGGAGCTGAGCGGGGTATCCCAATGATAAATAATTGAAAATTCTTTAAATTCTTTTTTGGCATTATTGTTATTATTGTTATTATTATTCTATTTTTCTATTATTTTTTTATATTTGGGAGGAACCGACACCAAAAATTCCAAGAGTAACATTCCAACTGTATCCGTATCCATATTTTTGGATCGACATATATCATCGACAATTAAATAATTTTTAACATATTTTTTAACCTCATTTACGCATTTGATTTCTTGTAAAATATCTTTGATTTGAAACGCAGGAGACCATATATTTCTATTCGAAATGGAACTACAACACAAACAAGAAATTTTATGTACATGTAAAATATTTTGTATTCTTTCACTGGTCGGGTATTTCAAATAATTCAAATATGGTTTATTTTGAACCAAGACATTCGGTGGATAAAATGGATATTTATTTGATAAAATAAATACGTTGTTATCGATTGTAATGCGTATTTCGTCATTACATAAATTGATTTGAATATTTTTGTATTCTTTTTTTTTATAAAAATCCAAAAATTCGACATCCCACCTTTTTATAAAAGTATGTTTGTAATTATATCTGTCGTTATTTGTTATTTCGGTTTCCATGTTTATTCAAATTCTTACGAATTATATACTGTTTTATCTTTATTTTATTTTTATAATCAATTTATTTTTTGAATCTCGTAATCCATTATCCAAACCATTTATGTCTTTGGGATGATTTTTTTTTTGAATCTTTTGGAGGTTCCTCATTTTTTTCTTCTGCGACTTCTTCTTTCACAGCTTCTTCTTGTCCGGTAGATTCTTCTCCGGTAGCTTCTTGTCCGGTAGCTTCTTGTCCGGTAGCTTCTTGTCCGGCTTCTTCTTGTCCGGCTTCTTCTTTTTCACTAGATTCCAAAGTTTCTTCTTTATCAGATGATTTTTCTGGTTCATCAACTAAATCACTTCCATAATCATCGTATGGTACTGGTATTGGAGCACCGGGTAATAAATTGTCTTTAATATTTAATTTGTATCTTTCAAATATAGGCGTGAAAAAAAACATGATTAAAAATACAACAATCGATACTACCGTCAAAACACTACCAAAAAAATTATATGTAGCACTTATAATAATTAACGCGATGATCAACATAATCACTTGTGATTTATATTTTAAAACATCCAACAACGCATTCTTGAAATTATAATCAGTCGGTTTATCCACATTTTTTACATTTTTCGCTTTCATGTACAACGGAAGAATGAAACAGTAAATAATAGAAATTAATGAAATAATTGGAAATACAATTAGAATACCAAATAACAATGTAAACAACCATATAAAGTAAATATAAATAAATCCAATAATTATATTTGTTATACTTGAAAACATACTTCCTTTTTTCCATTTAGGTGGTTTATCATCACCGCCATCTGTCATTTTGTTTAAAAAATTTAAAAATCCAAATAGAGAATTATTATTATTTTCATTTTCATTGATACTGAATAATAGATTTAAATTTTTGATTAGGCTGACTATTATATTTATGATATTTATAAAAAACACCAACACGCACCAAACTACAAAAAATAAGGGTCCTAGAAAAATATTCGTAGATTCATTAAAGAAAGAATTCAAAAATTTATATAAAGTTCCGTTGAACGATAAATTCGTTTTTAATAAATCTTGTAAAACTGTAAATATGTATAAATTATAAACATTGTTATTTTTTATTTTTCTAAAATATCCCAATAAACTATTGTTTATCATTTTATTATTTTCTTCAATTGGAAACTGTATATGGGTTGAATATATTTTATTGTCGCTTGTTTTAAATATATTGATACTATTTGTTTGAACTCCGCTATCTTTAAATTTGGGATTTTTCAGATTTGTATATGGAAAATATTTTGAATCTACCGGAATATTATTCCCTTGATATGCTTTACTGCTATATACAATACCTGTACCGACAATTATTACAACTCCAAGTGTAATGAATTGTCTAAATAATAAAGAACCATAATTATAAGTATTTTGATAAGTAACACTTTTATCTGAATTATAATTCTTTTTTTTATCAATATCACTTGTATTGGATTGTTTACGTTTATTCATATTATTATTTAAGATTATATTATTATGTAATATTATATTTTCATAAAATATACTGAATACTTGATTTTCGAAATAAAAAATATTATTTTCTTTATTTATCATAAATGAAAATAAATTTATTCGTATATGGAATATTGACGGTTTTGTCGATAGTTGTTATTTTTTACTGGACCGATTTTTTATTTAAAAACCATTACATTCAAGAATCCTTTTCAAATATTTCGACGATTGAAGAAGGGCCTGATACAACACATAGTGTAAATTTACCCAACCCGGCTTTTAGTGAGTATACGTGTAAAAATATATGTGGACCGCCTGGGCGTTGTCGCATAACAGGCGAGGACTGTGTCTCCGATGTGGACTGTTATGGTTGTGTTCCTCCACCAATTTATAATCGCGAAATAAAAGATCAAATAACCAATATTAAACCAGTCATGAGTACATTTTCAACAAATATTACTAAAAACGCCGAGGTGATTCATCCCGACGCAAAGCCCGCATCATATAATATGGGTGTTGACACTTGGAAATCCGATTTTGATTTAGAAGAAAATATTTTTAAAAAAAAATATTATCCGTCGGGTGATTTAACATTTATGATGAAATATCCTGTAAGATCCACTTTCAGTGGAGAATTTGTGGATGACGGAGCATATGCCTTTAACGATACCACATGAATAAAACTATAATAAATAAAATATTGAATGGTAACATATTTTCTTTTATGTGTAAAAAGAACATTAATATATATTTAATCATCAACCTATCATATTGATTCCCGAATTTTTTGATTAATAATCCCAAATCCTCCTCTTGATTATACTCTACCAATTTATCGTTCCCGATAATAGTTTCATCTGTAGTATTACTCTCAATATCGTCATCATCATCATCGTCATCTTCTATATTTTCAGGTAAACAAGTTTTCGCGTGATTATTGTATGATATTTTTGTATGAAACAACTTATTACAATACTCACATTCTAAAGGTTTCTCATTTATTTTATGTTTATCCGTTTTTAGATGTTTCATAAAACTATTTTTTAAAGGCGTATAATAACTACACGTAGCACATGTATATAAATTTGTTTCCGGGTCTTTCAAATAAACGTCATCATTTTTTAATTCAGCAGTTGTCATTTTGTTTCCTTTTGAATAATATAATTAGTAAAGTAAAATCTTTTTATATTATTTATAATATTTATTTTGTATTTGTATTTGTTTTGTATTTGTTTTATATTTGTTTTACTTTCACCTCCTATTAAGTAGCATACATTAAGCCGCAGTTTCCTCCAACAAAAGTAACCATATTGATTCGTTCCTCAAAAACGACCATATTAAAGTTATAATTATATATTCGCCATGTTGGCTTGTTAATTCCTATAATTTGTCCTGATTCTGGGTCACATATGGTAAGCGACTGGGCATACGGATCAAGCGATGGTACAATCGTGTTTATTTCAAATTCAATCGTCGTAAAACGACTCATATTAATTGCGCCAGATGGTTGTAAATCAAAAGGCGACGTGTTCATACAAAAATTATACACATATAATCCATCCGGAGCATTCCCGGCGGTTCGCGTATATTTTTCCACATAATTATAGACACCTACGGGTTGCGCGTTTTCACGATATGAACCGTCCAATAATAATGCCATCGATATCAATATATTTTTTTCGTTTTCTAAATTATAATTTCCAGTCAACATCCAACCTGTTAATTTTCCATCCGCATTCACACCTGGACCAATATATACAACACTTGTCGACCCGTCTGGATTTGTTCGAGTAATTTGATAATCTCCACTCGTTGGAGCCGGGGTTAAATCATACGGCAAATAATTATAAGGCCAGTTAGTATAATTACTCCACTCATTACGCAAATTCGCGTCACTCCTTTGTAAATAAAACGTATAATTTGAAATCATGCCAATCGAATCTAATTGTATTTTATTTGGACCAGTCACATTGTAGAAAATATTTTCTCGCACTTGTCTGAATAAATATTTTTGTTCATTCAACGCAAATATACGCGATTCCGCATTCGATAAAAAACAATACGTACAGTTCAAGTGAACATCGGCATTCCACAGTGTCCTGGTGTCTGTATATGATCCAACACCTAGAGCTATATCTGGCGGCGTCTGTAAAAATCGATAAAACTGCATATAATACAAATTAAAATTGGGTGCTACATAGGGGTAATTATTCACACTATCCATGACATCTCGTATTTGAAACAATTCTTGTATTGGTCGCATGGTAACATTTATTTGTAATTCATTATACTGCAAAGCCACTAAAGGAAACGCCATTTGGGTCTTCATAGTAAACCATGAATTCAGCGGAATATATAATGTCCTACCACGAATCGACGGTTCAGCCCCTGCCGGGTTTGTCGTATAATATGCGTTTGGATACGAATTCACGCGACTACCCGAATTTGCCGGATCATTTAATTCGGGAACATTTCCAATCATTTTATCAAAAAGCGCCTTCTTTTCCGCAGAAAAATCACGCTGCGCCATCGCAAGTATGTAAGCACCTGAATATTCCTGTAAGGTTTGATTTCCACAAGTAATGGTAATTCGTGATATCATTTGTGCTCCAATATTTTCTATCCACTTGAATTCATATGGAATCCACACGCCACTATTATTTTCCGTGGTGGCAGCATCGGTGTTGGGTGGAAATATAGGACTCCATATATTAGGCAAATCCACGCTCAAATAACAATCCATCAAAAGATCCGCATAACGCTTTACTTTAAATGTAAAATTCGATTCTTCTGACAAACGCAAAGTCCTAGCTCCTTCAAAATCGAGTCTAAATTTTTGTAATGAAAAATTAGTATATTTATGATATGTCGATTTAAAAAATGTTTTACTTGGATTACCGGTCAAAACAATATCTTGATTACTTGCTGAAACCAATTGTATTAATCCTCCACTCATTTATCTATTATATTATAGTAATAAATTTATATTTAACTGTTTTTATTATTTTTATTATTTTTATAAATTTTATAATACTTTAATAATTTTAAAATAATTTTAAAATACTTTTATTAGTATATAATAGATACTACTAAAAGATGGATAAACAAATCAAAGAAGAAATTAAAAATATTTTTAATAAAGATATTATTGTTTCACGAATTATTTTTGGCTTTATGGCAATTATAGTTGTTGCATTTATTGGTTATTATTTATACATGAAAAATTTAATGAATCGTGAGTGTAATTATATGAGTAACTTGTATGGAAACATGAATGGAAAGATAATGTCGATTAGTTCGGCAAATCCGAATTCAAATTATACATTGAAAGATTATTATATTAAGACCGCATATAATTGTTGTAGTGGCGGTTCATACAAGAATGATTATGTAAATACATGTAATTTAACAAATGTTCTAAAACAAGGTTGTCGGGGTCTTGATTTTGAAATCTATTCAATTAATGATAGCCCCGTTATTGCAACTTCAACAAGTGATAGTTATTATATTAAGGAAACATACAACAGTGTTCCTTTTGTAGATGCTATGAAAATCATTGTAAATTACGGATTTTCTAATACTGGCGCGCCAAACCCAAATGATCCTATTTTAATTCATTTAAGAATCAAAAGTAGTAATCAAAAAATGTTTCAAAATTTAGCAAGTATATTGGATTCTTATGATAAATATTTTATGGGACCGGGTACTAGTTATGAAAATGGACAAACAAATTTTGGAAATACCAAATTAGTTGATTTATCCAAGAGAATTATTTTAATTGTGGACAATAGTAACAAAGCATTCATGGATAATCGCGGTTTGTATGAATATGTAAATATATTGAGTAATTCTGTCTTTATGCGTGCTCTTAGAAATTATGACATTAAAAACACCCCGGATATTGCCGAATTACAAAATTTCAATAAAAAAAATATGACGATTGCTATGCCAGATAAGGGAGGAAACCCGCCAAATCCAAGTGCTGCGGCGGCGAGATTAACCGGCTGTCAAATGATTGCCATGCGTTTTCAATTGAATGACACGAATTTACAAGAAAATAACAAGTTTTTTGACGATGCTGGATGCGCGTTTGTCTTGAAACCAGAAAATTTACGTGACATACCCATTACGGTTCCAGCACCAAACCCTCAAAATCCGGAGGTTAGTTATGAAACACGAACTGTTACTACGAAAAATTATAGTTATAATATTTAGGGATTAGGGATCAGGGATCAGGGATTATCTCGGGAAGTGAATATATAAATATATTATCTCTACATATGTTAGATAATATATCTAGGAAAATATGAATAAACTATGCGAAAAAAATATGTCATTCGATGATTGTGAATTAGTCATTTTGCGTTCCGCGGTGGACAAAGCAGAACACATGGTTCGTAAAAAGGCAATTAATTCTCCAGATATTACTAAAATATTAACGATTGTTGAAAATTTTATCAAGAAAAAAAGTCTTATTTGTTATGGTGGAACCGCCATTAATAATATACTTCCTAAACAAGAACAGTTTTATGATAAGGATATTGAAATTCCGGATTATGATTTTTTTAGTCCAAATGCGTTAAATGACGCTAAAGAATTGGCGGATTTGTATTTTAACGCAGGGTTCACCGAGGTTGAAGCGTATTCGGGTGTACATCATGGAAGATACAAAGTATTTGTGAATTTTATCCCTATTGCCGATATTACCTTATTACATGTAGATTTATA